GCGGAGTACATAGAAGAAGCGTTTGAGCGGTGCGGTCTTGAGTATCGAACAGGATACGATGGCATCACCGCTCGGCGTTCTTTAAATCTGTTGTTTGCTGATTGGGCTAATAGAGGCTTGAATCAGTGGACGATTACCAATACGGCTACTACGCTATCTAAGTCTGATCAGTTTATTGATTTAACATCAACTACAATTGATGTGTTGGATGTAATCATTAGAAGAACTGAGAACAGTCAAACTACTGATATACAAATGAATCAGATTGGAAGATCTGAATACTGGAATATACCAAGTAAAGATACAGAAGCCAGGCCAACCCAATGGTTCTTGGACAAACAAATAACTCCCAGGCTTTACATATGGCCTGCTGCTGAAAACAGTACTGATCAATTGATTATAAACCGATTGGTTAGAATTGAAGATGCAGATGCTGGAGTAAATACATTAGATATGCCTTTTAGGTTTTATCCTTGTTTAGCTGCTGGATTGTCATACTATATAGCGTTAAAAAAAGCGCCCGATAGAGTATCAATGCTTAAAGGTTTTTATGAAGAAGAGTTTGCTAGAGCAGCTGATCAAGACCAAAGTAGAGCATCACTTACGATATCTCCTGGTCTTAGATCTAGGATAGCCTAATGGCTTATGCTACAGGCAAACACTCACTTGCCATATGCGACAGATGTGGGTTCAGATATAAATACACTCAGTTAAAAAAAGAATGGACTGGATTCTTTGTTTGTTCTGAGTGTTACGAACCTAAAGAACCTCAACTTGATCCGGTTCCTCATACTGCTGACCCAGAGGCATTACGCAACCCAAGACCTCAAGTTCCTTCATCTTTAATAGCTGGAGAAGGCGTTGTTAGAACCATCGATGCAAATTCAATGATGACAACAACTGGTGACAGTATTGGTTTTGCGTTTAGTATGGATGCATCTACAGGAGAGATAGGCACAGTAACGGTGGTAACAACATGAGTTTTACATTAGCTACTTTGAAAACAGCTGTAAAAGATTACTGCGAAACATCAGAAAGCACTTTTGATACACAGCTGACTACATTCATACAGGAAGCAGAAGAACGAATATTAAAGAATGTTGAGCTTCCAGACTTTAGAAAGAATGTAACTGGTACATCAACCGCGAGTAGCACTTACTTGTCTACTCCAAGCGATTTTCTTTCTCCTTACAGTCTGTCTGTGATATCCAGTAATGTTTACCATTACCTGTTGTTTAAACACGTTTCATTTATTAGAGATTACACAACCAACCCTTCAACCACTGGACTACCAAAATACTATGCAGTGTTTGATGAAAATACTTTTATCCTGGCTCCAACTCCAGATAGCAACTACACCTTTGAATTACATTACAAACACAGACCTGCATCACTAACCGCAGGTGCTGACAGCGGAACAACTTGGTTATCTACTAACGCGCCTGATGCGTTGTTATACGGAACCCTTGTTGAGGCAGCTACATTCTTGAAAGTTCCAGAAGAGGTTGCTCAATACGAACAAAGGTTTGTTTCTGCAACAGCCGCATTGAAGAGACTTGGAGAAGGTTACGGTGCCAGGGATGAATTCAGATATGACATTGCGAGATAAAATTAATTATGTTTGAGATAGCCGTTAAGTCAAATATGGGAGATGTCGTAGTTAAAACGACAGAGAATCGAGGACTATCTCCTGAAGAGCTCGCGGAAAGAGCGGTAGAACAAATAGTTGGTATATCTGACTCTGTTGATCCTATTGTTAGGCAGCAAGCAGAAGCTTTTAAGAGTCGCATTTATCATGTAATTTTAGGTATCATTAAACAAGCTATTAAGAGTGATAGAACTACTCTTATGAATGAATTTATTCAGCAAGGTCACCCAGACATTGCAGATATATTAAGGAGACTGTAATGGCTATTACGACAGCAATGTGTACTTCTTTTAAGTCTGAGTTACTTCAGGGAATACACAACTTTCATAACGGTTCTGGTGGAGGAACGACAACCACCACAGGAACAGGTAATACTTTTAAGATCGCTTTGTATACCAGTAGTGCAACCTTGGCTGCATCGACTACGGCTTATGCAACAACTAACGAAGTATCTGCTACAGGCACTAACTATACTGCTGGCGGTAATACGTTAACTAACGTAGACCCCACCACATCAGGCACAACTGCATTGACTGATTTTGCCGATACCACCTGGTCTAGTGCTTCAATTACAGCAAGAGGAGCATTAATTTATAATTCTTCTACTACCGCAGGAAGTGCAAACAGAGCAGTTTGTGCGTTAGATTTTGGCGCAGATAAGACATCCACTAGTGGAGACTTTGTGATTCAGTTTCCAGCAGCAGATGCCAGTAACGCGATCATAAGAATCGCATAGGATATAGTGTGTGGCTGATGTCAAGGTTGCCTTTGATGGATGGAATTCTTCCTCTCATGGATGGGGCGAAGGAACGTGGGGTAATGGCGAAGCAGTACCTGGAGCAACAGGCGCTGTTGGCACGGTCTCGGTTGCGGCAGATGCAAACGTCAGTGTTACAGGCGTTGCAGGGACAGGGACTCTTGGCTCGATTTCTGTATCCGCTGATGCGAGTGTTAGTGTATCTGGGGTATCAGGCACTGGTACTCTTGGTTCAGTTACGGTCACAGGTGAAGCAAATGTCAGTCCCACGGGTGTTACTGGTACGGGAACGCTTGGCTCAGTTACGGTCTCGGCTGACGCAAGCACTTCAGTCACTGGCGTGGAAGGCACAGGAACACTGGGATCGGTTTCGGTTACAGGCGCAGCGACAGTCTCTGTCACAGGCGTGGCAGGAACATCAGGGATTGGAAGTGTCACAACAATCACAAGTAACACGATTCCAGTTGCTGCGCCGACTGAAATGGTCGGATCTGTCGGAGCGGTTACGTTTGATGGCGATGCGAATGTATTCCCAACAGGCGTGGAAGCTGCTTGTACAACGAGTGGCGTTAATGTTTGGGGGCTTATCGATGACAGCCAGACAGCGAATTGGGCAAGTATTGATGACAGCCAAACGCCAGGTTGGTCAGAAATTGATGACAGTCAAACACCTAATTGGAAAGAGGTAGCATAAATGGCAACTTACGTTAATGATCTACGTTTAAAAGAGATCGCCACTGGCGATGAATCGGGAACCTGGGGAACAAGTACAAATACTAATTTGGAGCTAATCGCTGAAAAGTTTGGGGCAGCAAGCGAGGCTCTTTCGGACGCTAGTACAGCAACCATTACAATGGCTGACGGTGCTAGTGATGCATTTCGCTCGATGGCCCTTACCCTCACAGGATCTCTCTCACAGGCTTGTACGGTCACGTTAGCTCCAAATACTCTTTCTAACGTATGGGTAGTTCAAAACTCCGCTGGTGATACAGTCACACTAACCGCAGGGACGGGTAGCAATGTTGTTATACCAAACGGCGGGATCAGGATGGTCGCCACAGACGGTGCTGGTTCTGGTGCTGCCGTAACCGATGTTCTCGACGTATTAGGCGGTACAGGCAACGTAGGTCTGGGTAGCGGTGCGTTTGGTACAGGACTGACTACAGGGACAGATAACGTAGCGGTAGGCGACTCTGCTGCTGACGCTTTAACGAGTGGAGAAAGAAACACAGTTGTTGGTGATAACGCTGCGGGTGCAGCTACTATAGCTAGTAGGAATGTCGCCATAGGCCATGATGCGCTTGTTACTGAAGACGTAGGAGATCGTACAACTGTAATTGGTGACTCAGCACTTTACTCACAGAACAGCGATTCAAATAATGAAAACACTGGCAACACGGCAGTAGGTTATGCTGCTGGTTATTATAATGTTACAGGCACTCAAAACACCTTAATCGGTAACGAAACTGGTCTTGGAGCTAGTGGTAATAGTTATAGTGGCAATACATATGTGGGATATGTTGCTGGAACAGCAAATACTACAGGCGGTTCAAATACTGCGTTAGGGAGCCATTCTTTAAAAGCCAACACCACAGCTTCTAATAATGTTGCACTTGGAAGTAGTTCTATGCTTACAAACACCACCGGAGCAGACAATACTGCGGTGGGAACTGCTGCGCTTTATGCAAATACCACAGCGTCAGACAACACAGCGGTTGGTTTTTATGCTTTGGTAGCTAATACCACAGGGGCTAACAACACTGCTGTTGGCGCACACGCATTAGACGCTAACACTACCGCAGCAAACAATTCGGCAGTTGGATTTGGTGCTTTAGGAGGAAACACAACCGGAGCAGACAACACCGCCGTGGGCAGAGAGGCGTTGCTTTCTAACACGACTGGCGCATCGAATGTGGCAGTCGGCAGTACAGCTTTAGATGCGAACACCACGGGAAATTACAATACTGCCGTTGGCCAAGCTGCGCTAAGTGCTAGCACCACCGCTAATAATAATACAGGCTTGGGCTATGGTGCTTTGACTGTAAATACAACAGGTGCAAACAACACCGCAGTTGGTGCAAATGCACTAGATGAAAATACTACTGGTGATGCTAATACAGCGGTTGGATTGTCAGCTCTTAACAAAAACACGACTGCGGATAACAATACAGCAGTTGGTTATAATTCATTAGGGTCTAATACTACGGGAAGTCCAAACACCGCAGTGGGATTTGAAGCACTAGACGCTAACACCACTGGGTCTAGGAACACGGCTATTGGGGTCGGATCATTAGGGGCGAACACAACAGCCGATGACAATACCGCGCTCGGATATGCTTCTTTGCTTTCAAATACCACTGGGAATTCAAATGTTGCCGTAGGTCAAGATGCATTGGAGGCCAACACTACAGGTACTCACAACACAGCGGTGGGATTCGATTCTTTAAAAGCCAATACCACTGGTCATTATAATATTGTCGTAGGTTCTGCTGCGGGAATTGGCATAACTACTGCAAGCAGCAATGTATTTGTGGGTTATAGAGCCGGAGAAAATGTTACCACTGGAAATAGCAATACCGCGCTAGGTTATTACGCGCTTAGAAATGTAAGCGGTAGTATTACTCAAAATGTTGCTGTAGGTCTTCACGCCCTTTACGACTGCACAGCTAATAATAATGTTGCGGTTGGTGTTAATGCAGCGTATGAGATGCAATCTGGCACAGAAGGGATAGCTATCGGAAACTTTGCTCATTCTAATGCAACATCAGGCAACTCAAACACTATAGTTGGATATGCCGCTGGAGATGCTTTAACAAATGGCGCAAATAATGTGTTGATAAGTTCTGGCGCAGGTGGAACGATGACCACTGGAAGTAACAATGTATTTATCGGCTACGGTGCTGGTCAGCATAATGTCCATGTAACTACAGGCGCAAACAACATATTGATTGGGTCTTATTCAGATACTTCTGCTGTTGATAGTACTTATTGTATATCGATTGGATATGATGTGACTTGTGCTGGGGCTTCAAACTTTACGTTTGGTAATGGAAGCACTGATACTACTTGTGTTCATGGCGCAACTACTTGGACTGCGCCCTCTGATGTACGCCTTAAAGAAGACATTAAAGATGAAGAAATTGGTTTAGAGTTTGTTAATGAACTTAGACCTGTTACCTTCCAATGGAAAAAAGCCAAAGACGTTCCTTCAGAAATGAAAGCGTATAATCCTGATTCAGAAGAACGTGTGATGAACGGCAAACATAATCATGGATTTATTGCTCAAGAGGTAAAAGAAGTGATTGATCGGCATGACTTTAAAGAAGGTTTTGATATGTGGTCTGAAGACGGTGAAGATGGAAGACAACGTATTGGAGAAACAGCACTAATTCCAATATTAGTGAAAGCAATTCAAGAACTTTCGGCTGAAGTCGAAAAACTTAAAGGAGCATGAAATGGCAATTAAAAGAACTTTAATTGAAGCAACACCTTTTTCAGAAGACGGTAAAGTAACTCGATGGAATCTTGTTATGAAATACGAGCAAGGAACAGAAGGGCAAGCTGACTATTACACTAACGAAAGAAGAATAGGGCTTGATGCTGTTGAAAAAATAGGTGACGCAACTACTAATCACTTTACTCCAAAAGCAGAAGGCGATTGGACTAAAAGCGAACTGGAAGCACTTTGCCCAACTGCTAAGTGGGATGAGGTGTTTGCAAGTCAATACGACTCTGTGATTACTAACCCTCCTAAAGAGCCTGTACCTAATAACAACTTTGTAATCCCTAGCTAATGGAGCAACACTTTACGCTTCATTCTTTGCCAGCGGTGTTTATGCTGGAAGCACAGCTATCTGAAAGCATGGTAGACACACTTAATGACTACTTAGATAAGCTAATGGTAGATCAAGAGCGCAAAAGTCATGCGGGTACGTTAGTGGGACAGATAGGACACGGCCAGCAGCTTACGATGGATCATCATTGTGAAGAGCTAAAAGATTTTAACTGGACGATTCAGGGCTTGGCAATGGACTATGTAAAGCAGTTTTGCGCTCACTCTGGAAACCCACTAAAAGGCAAAAGAGAAGTATTAACTGATGAGTTGTGGTCAGTACACAGCTACGAGCGTGACTATAATCCGATGCACGATCATGGGACTAAAACTATTATGGGAGTCTCCTGCACCTGTTGGACAAAAGTACCGCAACAAATACTAGATCAACCCACAGCGGGAAGCCCTGAGTATAGCCTGTATAACTCTAGTGGAAATGCAGATGGTTGCCTCGCGTTTAGTTATGGCCGTAATAGTTTATTAGATGTAGAGCGTTTAGCTCCTCCACAAAGTTTTGTAATCAAACCAGAAGTAGGGAAAATGTTGATGTTTCCTAGCTGGCTGACGCATATGGTTTACCCTTTTGAAGGTCAAGGAGAACGGCGTACAGTCGCTGCAAACTTAAATGTATGGAAGGTAGAAGATGACGGAACAAGGCACTGAAGAAATCGTAGACGCAGAGGTTGTAGAAGAGGCAGAGGTTGCTCAACTTCCTCCTACCCCTGAGATGTTAACCGCTCGTATGGACGAGCTTAGAGAGCAGATTGGTCAGATTACCAATTTAATTAATGCTAATCAAAAACAATTAGACACTTATGTAGCAGCATTTAACTGGTATTCACAGCAGCTAGAAGCAGCTAATGCGGAGCAACAGTAATGGATTTTATTCTTAACATAATATCTGTGGTAACAGGCATTGTGTGTGCAGCATCAATCATATGCAGCCTGACTCCTACCCCAAAAGACGATGAGTTGATTGGACGGCTGTACAAAATCGTTGAGATTGCAGCTTTGAATATAGGCAAGGCAAAAGAGCCAGGAGTTAAATTAAAAAAATTAAGCACTGGCGTTAAATTTGTTAAAAGGTCGGACTAATGGACGAAGCGCAAGAGGCTTTGAGTGAGATAAAAGCACATCAAAGAGAGTGCGCTGTAAGGTATGAGAACATTGAAAAGCGTCTTAACGAAGGATCTGAAAAGTTCAAGAAACTTGAGATGATGATTTGGGGCGTATATCCATTCATGGTGGCTACTATAGTGGCCGCAAAGTACCTATGAATGAAGGGAACAATACTAGCCTTCATGCTAATTACAGTTATAGAGGGGAACGTAACGCAGGGTTCAGAGCAGATGTTGTTTCGAGACATCCATCGTTGCCAGCAATTTGCGTACTGGATAGAACATAATTGCAGAGATGTCCGTTGTAGAGGGGGCATCAAACAACACAACATAACGGCTTATTGCAAGCCAGTAATGGCTGGGGCCAACCAAAAGTTTTGGGATTAGTTATGGTTAAGAAGTTACAAGAAAATTCAGTTTGGGCGAAATACGATATTGACCAGGATGGCACTGTTAGTGATGAAGAACTTGAACGCGCCACACAAATGCTAGAACTAGACTTACGAGAAGAAAAACAAGATTCACAAAGACGTATTGCTTGGGTGGCAATGTCTTCTATGGTGTTATATTCATTATTACCATTATTACCCTTTGTACCAGAAGCTCGTTTATCAACCTTGTCCTCACTGAGTGATATGTTGTTCCTTAGTCAGGCTTCCATTATAGGCTTGTATTTCGGCGCAACAGCCTATATGTCGCGTAAACCGTAGAGGTTTACCATGATAATTGAATCAGTGGCTGCGGCAGGGGCAATCCTGTCTACAATATCGACCGCCATTAACAAGCTCAATGAGGTGGGCGATGGAGCTGCGAAAGCAGTTGAGTTGATGCAAGGGTTCAGTGACGCGCTGGATTCTTTTGAGCGTGACAAAAAAGACTCGGTTATCAACAACCTGTCATCTCAAGAACTCTTAAAACTCGAAAGCATCAAGCATAGACGCGATCAATGGGAAAAGTCACTTCACGATATGCTTGTGATACATGATCCAGCTTTGTTGCAGAGATGGGACGAAGCTAAAGCAAGACAGAAAGCTGCTCATAAAAGGCAAATGGAGGCTATTAAAGCTAGGGCGGCTGCTCGTAAGAAAATGGTTCAACAAATATGGTTAATTATGGGAGTAACCGCTATAGGTTTACTTTGTGCATTCATACTTATAGGAGGGATCATACTGATTTTTAAATGATGGATATAGGAGCAACAACACCAACAAATCAAATAGCTTGGAGACAGGTAGCAGAACAAAAATATCAGAGGCTTATGGATGATCTGCAAGTTGAAGAACGCAGACAAAAAGTAGAGCAGTTGAACGCTACGCTGTATATTGCTAAGAATGGTAAAGTTCAAATGGAACGCGCCAGACAAGAAAGCTCTATAAACTATTTGGTATAATTATGGCTAAACAAGCACAGCAAAAAACTGTGGATAAAAAAAAATTAAAGAATGGATTAGACAACAACAGTTGAAATCCCATAACCAAGAGTAAACTATGTGGCAGATCAGTGCAGGATTAGGGTTGGTTTTAGCTTTAACGCTTGGAGCTTTTAAACTTTATTATGACAAATCACAAGCTGAACTGGACTCATTTCAAATTAGATTGGAACAATCTATTCAAAATCAAAAAACTCTCGAAGGAACGATTCAACAACAAAACGATAATTTAAAGCAAACAGTTGAAAACCAAAAGCTTATGGTTGCTCAAGTTGAGAAGTTACAGAAAGAAAACATGGTGGCTCAAAACGAGGTAACCGATATTAGAAAAAAGTTCTCACGGCATTCCATGGATGTATTGTCCATCAGGAAGCCAAAACTAATAGAAAACATTATCAACCGTGGTACGAAGTCAGTGTTAAATGATCTTAAAACCATTACCGATGAAACGCAGTTTGATGAAAGCACTACTATTCCTAGCTCTACTGCTAGTTAGCGGATGCTCTATGTTCGGGTCAAGTCGGGATATTCCTGAAGTAAAACCTGTCGAAGTAATAACGGTAGTAAAAAAAGCGCCTACCTATCACCCTCCATTACCCAATCAAATAGATCCTGTGCCAGTTGAATGGACTGTGTTAAATCCTGAACTTATGCAAGAGTATCTTGATGATTTGAACGAAGGCAAAGCCCCCACTAACGCTTGGTATGCACTAACAACTAAAGGATACGAAAACCTTTCTACCAATATGGCTGAAGTAAAAAGGTATTTGCGTCAAGTGTTGAGTATTTTAAAATATTACCGCGAATTAGATGACCAGGAGACTGAGACTAATGAGTGACAAATTAAGAGAAATGCTTAGACGGCATGAAGGTGTTAAAAACTTTGTTTATATGTGCAGTGAAGGCTACGAAACGATAGGCGTAGGACGCAATATCGCAGATTCTGGCTTGGGCCTCTCTGATGATGAGGTTGATTATCTTTTGGATAACGATATTAAGCGTGTGAAAGAAGAGCTTTCTGATGAGTACTATTGGTTTGGTGGGCTTAATGAAGCAAGGCAGCATGCCATGATAGACATGTCGTTTAATCTTGGTCAGACCAGGCTGCGAGGATTTAAGAAAGCTTTAGACGCTATGGCTACCGAAGATTATGATCGTGCAGCTGATGAGTTCATGGACAGCAAATGGGCAGAACAAGTAAAGAGTCGAGCGCCTGAAGTTACTGAAATGATACGAACAGGAGAATATCAGTAATGCCTCTTCAAAAGTTTTTGTTTAATCCTGGTATCAATAAAGAGGGAACTGATTACACCGCAGAGGGCGGTTGGTTTGACGGAAACCTAGTCAGGTTTCGCAAAGGCTTTGCTGAAAAGATAGGCGGTTGGACAAAGATCATTCAGACTTCTTACAACGGTACAGGCAGAAAGCTATTAGGCTGGGTTGATCTGGCTGGCACAAAGCTTCTTGGTCTTGGAACTCGAACCAAACTGTATATACAAGAAGGTACAAACTTCAATGACATTACACCAATTCGCAGTACCACTGCTGCTGGAGATGTAACATTTGCAGCAACTAATGGGTCAAGTACATTAACTGTTACTGACACTGCTCATGGCGCTTCACAGGGTGACTTTGTTACTTTCAGTGGGGCAGCATCACTGGGAGGTAATGTCGTAGCAGCGGTCATAAACCAAGAGTACGAGATAGCGACTGTGCCTTCTACCAGCACTTACACCATTACTGCTAAAGATACGAGTGGTGCTACCGTAACTGCAAATGCTAGTGATAGCGGCAATGGTGGAGGGTCTACTGTTGGCGCTTACCAGATCAATGTTGGTCTTGATGTATTTGTTGATGGCACAGGTTGGGGTTCTGGAACTTGGGGCGGTGGAACCTGGGGTTCTACCAGTTCGCTTAGTAATTTAAATCAGTTAAGGCTATGGTCATTCGATAGCTTTGGTGAGGACTTGATTGCCAACGTCCGTGCGGGTGGTGTTTATTACTGGGACACTAGCGCAAAAACTCTTGGTACAGACAGAGCTGTTGCATTGAGTGCATTGACAGGTGCTAACCTTACCCCAACAAAAGGATTGCAAGTATTAGTGTCTGATGTGGATCGACACGTTATTGTGTTGGGCGCTGATCCAATCAGTGGCGGTTCTCGATCTGGTTCAATTGATCCATTGTTAATTGCTTTTTCTGATCAAGAAAATCCAGCAGAGTGGGAGCCTAGATCAGATAATACAGCTGGTTCTTTGCGTTGTTCGGCAGGATCAGAAATTATTGGAGGGCTTAGAGCCAGACAAGAAACTTTGGTTTGGACTGATGTCGCGCTCTATAGTTTGCAGTTTATTGGGACCCCGCTGACCTTTGGATTAAATTTAATTAACGAAGGCGTTAGCTTGATTGGCCCCAATGCTGCAATCAATACGCCATCCGGTGTGTTCTGGATGGACAAGAAAGGATTCTACACCTATACAGGAGCTGTATCTCCGGTCCCATGCAGTGTTCATTCGTATGTGTTTGATGACATGGAAGAGGGTCAGGCATATCAGTTCTTTGCTTTTTTAAACAAACAGTTCAATGAGGTCGGTTGGTTTTATTGCGCCTCTGGATGCACAACTCCAGATCGGTATGTAACTTATAACTACGTTGAACAATCGTGGGCGATTGGGCAGCTAGAAAGAACAGCCTGGTTAGATGAAGGTATTGTTTCTTTTCCAAGAGCAACAGGGAAAGACAGTTCTACTCCTTATCTTTATCAGCATGAGACAGGCAATGATGATGATGGATCTCCAATGGACAACGTGTTCATTGAGTCTGCTGATTTTGATATAGGCGATGGAGAAGAGTTTCAGTTTATTAAACGCATGATTCCTGATGTTAAATTCACAGGTAGCGGAGGCACTGGTCAACAGATTAATGTTGTTTTAAAAGAACGAAACTACCCTGGTGATTCTTTATCAACAGATCAAACCACAAGCTTTACTGCATCTACCACCAAGATAGACATGAGAGCTAGAGCTCGACAAGCTGTAGTTAGATTTGAATCAGATGATGATGCTGCCGTTGGTGCAAGAGAAGGAGTTGGATTTAGAGTTGGTGGTACTCGACTTGATATCAGGCCGAATGGTAGAAGATGAGTAAACTTTTACAAGGCAGATTACCATTTGAAACAGACCCAGTTGTTGCTGCTGGCACATACAATAAGACAGTAAGATTGCTTGAACTTAGTCTTGATGCGTTTGATCCAGACAAAACTCCTCAGTTTACTGCATCAGAATTAGATGAAATTAAATTTCAACGAGGTGATATTATATGGAATAGTTCAGTAAACAATTTGCAGGTCTGGAGTGGCACTGAATTTATTAATATTACTGATCCAGAAACATCTGGGTTAAGTGGGACTGGGCAAATAGGCACAGTTCAAGTTATTACAAATGGTTCATTGGTGGTGAGTTTATGACTAAGTTATGTGCAAGAGGTAAGGCAGCAGCTAAACGTAAATTTGATGTATATCCAAGTGCTTATGCAAATGCTTACGCAAGTAAGATTTGTGCAGGAAAGATCAAAGATCCTTCTGGCGTAAAGCGTAAAGACTTTAAAGGGCCAAAGCCAAAGTCTAAAAGCCGAAAATCTAAGCCAACATCTCCTGCTTCTGCAAGAGGTAGAAGAAGAAACTTTAATGGAGGTGGTTTTGTTGCGAAACGAGCTAGGATGATAGGTCTGACATGAGCCTAAAAAAATGGTTTGGTAAAGGCTCAAAAGGTGATTGGGTCGATATTGGAGCGCCTAAAATAGATGGCAAGTTCCAAGCTTGTGGACGTTCTAAAGCAAAAGGCTCAAAGCGCAAATATCCAAAGTGTGTGCCTCGATCTCAAGCAAATTCCATGACGGCCTCTGAACGCACAAGCGCAGTAAAAAGAAAAAGATCAAGAAAGCAAGGAGTTGGTGGCAAACCAACCAATGTAAAGACTTTTGCAAAAGATGGCGGGTTAATTAACAAAAGAAACCATCGAGGGTGTGGTGCAGTAATGCCAGATCGTAGAAAGAAGACAAGGTATAGCTGATGTTCAGACGTTATGCACAAGAGTTTAGGACTGGTGGTCAGGTCAAGCGCAGACAAGCTGCAAAAAAGGCGAAAGAGCGTAAGGCAGATGACATGCCTGCTAGGAACAAAAAGAACTTTCGATCCACTGAATCTGGTGCTGGCATGACAGAAGCTGGAGTTGCAGCCTATCGAAGAAAAAACCCTGGTAGTAAACTTCAAACAGCTGTAACTGGTAAAGTTAAAAAGGGCAGTAAGGATGCAAAGAGAAGAAAGTCTTTTTGCGCAAGATCAGCAGGTCAGATGAAACAGTTTCCTAAAGCTGCTAAAAATCCTAATTCTAGGCTAAGACAGGCTCGAAGACGTTGGAAGTGTTAAGTTATTTCAATATACTAAAGGTTGGTTTGTAGATGGCGAATCAAATGAAAAAGCGTCCTATGCAAAAACAAGCAGAGCGTTTGGCTGCACAAGGCCGTTATGGCGATACGATGCTTGTTCATATGAACCCAGCAGAGGTCGATATTTTAAGAAAGACTTCTCCTGTTGGTGATTTAACGATTAATCCACAAACCGGACAACCAGAAGCTTTTCTTCAATTTCTCCCCGCTATAATTGGAGGAGTAAAAGGGGCAATTGACGCTAGAAAACAAAAGAAAGCTGCAAAGAAAAGAACCGCAGCAATCGAAGCAAGACAAAAACCTTTTGATGATTATACCGCAGCACAGATAGGTAAAATACAAAAACACAGTGCTTTTGATTTGCCACAAACTTTGGCAGACATGGACCCAAGCGAAGTTAGTTTCTTGCCCAAAGGAGCTTCACAAGGTTTTAACCTTAATTACCAGAATGTTCCAGGGACCATGTATGCGAATTACCAAGCGCCAAATCCATTTGCAATGGGTGATTTGCCAAGACAGGTAGTGCAACAACCTGTGATGCAAGAACCAGTTGATACTGATTCGGGTGGCGGGACAGTTGATACAGGATCGGAAGATGTTGCTGGTTTAGGACCAAATCTTGATCAATTAGAAATGATCAACGCATCAAGAAAAAAACTAGGTTTTCCTGAATTTAAATCGATGGAAGACTTTTATGATTTTGTTTCTGACATAACCGAAGGTGGTCCTGGTGGACCGTATGGAGGTGGGCCTGGTGGGCCATTCGGACCACTTCCATTCTTAGCAAGCGAAGGCGGTATTGCTTCTTTGAATCAAGGGTCAGGAGCGGAGTCGGGTGGTATAGGAAACATTCTTGGAAGTATAGGAAAAGTTTTAGGTGGCATGGGCGGCATGGGTTCTGAGGAAGTTGACTTTGAAAACATGACTAGAGAACAGTTGATTGAGTATATAAAGTCTCTTTCTTCTGGCGGCTCTGGCTCTGGTGTCATGGATGCTGTTGGAAGGGATTCTGGTGGTAAGCCAGGATATGCTCCTACAGCTGGTGGTGGATTGTCTCAGTTTGCTGGAATATTTAGTCCACAAAAAATGGCAAGTTATCAACAAGGAGTAAGCAATGTTTTTGGTGGTCCAAAAAATCTAGCTGATGGAGGCATAATGCAACTATCTAAAGGAGATATGGTTGAAGATTTTCCTAGGATGAATGGGCCTATAGCTGGACCAGGCACTGAGACTTCTGATGATATACCAGCAATGTTAAGTGACGGTGAATTTGTTGTTAACGCTAAAGCGGTTAGAGGTATTGGTAAATTAAAAGGCGCTAATAAGAGTAAAGCTGAACAAAGAAGAGAGGGTGCGAAAATGATGTATGCGCTTCAACGCGCTGGTGAACAGGCAATGAGGAGGTCTTAAGATGGCTACTACTCAGTCAATTCAAGAAAGCGCGCCATATCTTGCTCCTTCATTTTCAAGACAATTTCAAGACCCAGCGGTTGAACTCGCAAGTCGCCGCATGCTGGAGTCTTACTTCGGCCCTGAAGGGTTAATCACTCAACAAATACCTGTTCCTATACAACAAGTCGCAGGTCTTTCTCCTCAAGAAATACAAGCTAGAAACTTAGCGCAAGGTCTTGGTGGTTTTGGAAGCCAATTAGCTGAAGCTCAAGACATGTATCGTCGAGCATCAGGCGCTTTTGATCCATCAACATCAGGATTGTTTGCTGACCCAAGAGCTAGAGCTTTGTACGAAGCCAGCACTGGTGCTTATGACCCTTCAACTGGCCGACAGTTTATAGACCAAGAAGGCAGACAAATGATGCGTGATGCATCAAGTGATATAAGAGCCGCACAAGCTGGCATACCAGGAGAAATTAGAGGCGCACAGACTGGTGCTGGAGAAGCAACTCAAAGAGCAAGAGCAGAAACCGCAGCTGCTGGAAGAGATTTAAGAAGCGCAGGTCAGATGGGCAGAAGTACTGCAATGCGAGGTATTGCAGGACTAGCAGGAACTGGCGCTGAATATGACCCATCTGCTGCAAGCAGATACATGGACCCCTTCAACCGAGATGTTATCGAAGCGCAACAAGCTGAGATTGCAAGACTAGGTGAGCAACAAAAACGTGATGCAAGATCTCAACAAGTAGCGGCTGGTGCATTTGGTGGATCAAGAGGTGCTGTTCAAGAAGCAGAAATAGGTCGTAACGTATTGCAGCAACAAGCTAGGACTGGCGCTGAGTTAAGATCGCAAGGATTTCAACAAGCACAACAACAAGCACAGCAAGCATTTGAGCAAGCACAAGCAAGAAGACAACAAGCTGCTCAATTAACTGGATCACTAGGACAGGCTGGCGCGCAGACTGGTATATCTGCTGCGGGTCAAGCTGGACAGTTAGGACTGAGCGCAGAGCAATTAGCTCAACGAGGCGCGCTAGAGGGAGGACAGCTTGGATTATCTGGTATGCAAGGGATTGGTTCTCTTGCTGGTCAAAGGGCAGGCATAGGCCAGAACATTGGATCACAAGCACTTCAAGCACAACAACTTGGTTCTAGTATATTTGGCGATCGAATGGGTCGCATGCAAGGCGCAGCACAAGGTATGGGCGCACTGACTGGGCAGCAGTTTAGACAAGCTATGGATGCTTATGGACAAAGCGGTGCGGCGCAACGCGCTGGAGCGGCAGGAATTGCTGGGCTTGGACTACAAGGACAACAGATGCTTGGCACACAAATAGGAACTCTTGGGCAACTTGGCGGTCAGGGCAGAGGCATACAGCAAGCAGGACTTGATGCTCAATACAGGGCTTCTACACAAATGGCTGATGAACCATTCATGAGATTGCAAAGAGGCATGCAAATGCTTGATCAAGGGTCTAGATTCTTACCTCAGTTTGGAACTGGAGTTGGAACACAACAACAAGGAATAAGTCACTTCCAGCAACCAGGAGTTCTTGAGGGTGCTATGGCTGGAGCATCTGGGATGATGAGTTTGTTCGGTGGGATGGGTAAGGGTTAATACCTTTGAGCTCATCTAAAAAAGAAAAGAAAGTAGGAAAGGTAATGAGAGAGTTCAAAAGCGGAACTCTCAAATCCGGTGGCTCTGGAAAGAAAGTAACCAATCCTAAACAAGCCATAGCTATAGCTTTGTCAGAAGCAAACGCGATGAATCAAGGAGGCATGATGCAGAATCCAGTTATGCAAAGACCAATGTTCCAAACTCCTATGCAAAGACAAGGACTTGGGATAATGGCTGGTGTTGCCCCTGTTCGAGGATATCAAGAAGGTGGCGAGGTAGAGGACGAAATAGGATTTATGGATTACTTGCGAGTCGCCCCCGAAGTAATAGGCGAAATGGTTGTTGGCGAAGACGATACAATGAGCGACTTCTTTAGCTTTGAAAAAACACCTGAAGGTCAAGGCTTAAACCTAAGAGACTTAACTGATTTCTTTATTGTTGATCCAGATGATCCAACTGATGTGGCTATAGGAACTGCAACAGCAGGACTCATGGCTACAGGTGTAGGCGCTCCTGGTGCAATAGCATCTAGATTGGGAAGGATGGGATTTAAAGGCAAAAAAGTTGCCGATAAAGTTGAAAGAGCTATACGTCTAGGTGTTGGAGATACTAGAGGTAAGACGTTTGGAAGAGGCCAGACCGCAAGGCTTCTCACAGAAGTGCCAGAGTTAGTAGCAGGTGAAGAAGAAGAGATGCCAGCACCAGGCGGCATAGGTTCGTTAATGGTTGAGGAGCCTAGCCAGTCAGACAAAAATTACAATGTTGGCGTAAGTAAAGGCGGCGTTCCTTTTAGAGAATCTTTTGCCCACCATAAAGCCAAGGGTGATGATGTATTTACCTGGAATGGTGAGTTATACACAACAGATGTTGATGATGAACCTGTTGAGATGAATAAAGGCGGCAAAGTAGGATTTGCAGGATTGTTAAGTGGATTAAAAGACAAAACAAAAAAGATGCTTAAGCGAAAACAAAAGGAAGAAGAAGAGCAAATGGAATTGTTTGACGATCTTCCAGCCGATCTTCCAGCTGACTCGCCATCAAGAACTAGAAGAGCGATTGACTTTGCAAAGAGAAGACCAGTAGTAACAGGGTTTGGAACGCTAGGAGCAGGCGGGATAGGGTCACTGTTATTTGGTGGTGATGATGAAGAAGAAGCGATAGATCCATCAGAACAACTTGGCGCACCTCTTAGCAAAGAAGAAGACACTGCCCAAGGTGCTGGATTTACTTTGAATCAAATGCCAAATCTACCCGCAGTCGTTGTTCCAGAAGAGCCTGAAGAAGAAGATGTTGAGGTCGAGGAAGAAAGAAGAAAAGTTCTTCCAGGATTTAGACCTTTTGGAGGGAAAGTAGCAAGAGCATTATTTGGAGAAGATGAAGCTTTTGGTGGAGAAGAAGAAAAAGATAAAGGACTTGGTGGAATGTTAATGGAAAAATTATCAGACCCAAGGGTTCAATATCAATTAGCGAAAGCTGGTCAAGCATCAGAGGGATATGTTCCAAGAAACTTTGGTAGTGATGTAGTAATCGCGGGTGAAGAGTACGATATTCTTCAGAAACAAAAAGATGATGAAACCGCACTAGAACAAAACATAGAGGTTTTGCAGAAGTTAATGCCTGAAGCAAGCAGTGATGAGATTCTTAATTTGTTGTTGAGCAAAGACACTACAAGCGAACAACTTTCTTTGTTTGCTGATCTTCAAACAGAAATAGAAGCAAGTTTGTTGAAACGCCCTGAATATCAAACGGAAGATGGAATACAAAAAGCAGAAAGAGATTCATATCTCATGGCAAGAAGAAGGTTGGGCATGGCTTCGCCACCAGTAAGCTCTCAGACTGGTGAGCAAATACCTCTGCAAAAACCAGAATGATAAGCGTTAAGTTACCTGATGGGAGAGTGGTCCCTGTCGATACAGATAATGCTGATGTGGCCAGAAGAACCGCTCAAAAATATCTTGATAACAATCCATTCGTACCAAGAGGTGCAGAGTTAGGAGAAGAAGATATCTCTGCGGTAGGAGATATTGTAAGAGGCGTTGGCGCTGGATTGGTTGGTGCTGTTGAAGGCATATCTACCCTGCCTGTTGAAGCATACGAAGCCATCTCTGGATCTGATGAAGGAAGTTCAGAAGAGTTAAGAAAGTTTTTTGCCAAGTACAAACCTGAAACCTCAACGGGTTTGGGAGAAGCCGCTAAGTTTATTACCCAGTTTGCAGTGCCTGGTGGACTAGCAGCTAAAGCAGCTAAAGGATTACAGATGGCCAAGGCTGGTCAAGTTGGCGCATTTGCTGCGGCTGATGTTGCTGCAACTACCCCAGATGTAGAAACCCTTGGCGACTTCTTTGATGTCGGCCCTACCCGAAGAATAGAAACAGAAAATCTTGCAGGCGCAGAACTCGCATCAGCTACTCTTGCAAACAGACTTAAAGTCGCGGCAGAAGGAGCCTCTATTGTTCTTGGTGTTCCTGCTATCGCAAGGTTAGGCATGGCTGGTCTTGGTAAGGGAGTAGATGCGCTTGGGAAAACAGAAATGACTAAGGCTGCCGCTCAAGCAATCAAAGATCCAAACACTCCGTTCTATAATGTGGGTGTTAAACCAGACCTGGAAAACCCTGCTTTCTTTGCTAGAAACTTTGACAAGCTTCGTAAACAAGCTAGAAAGTATTTAACTGTTCAGGGCGAAATGCCAGATCGTTTTTCAGCACAGTTGAATCAATTAAAAGTTGCTGAAGTTTCTGCTCACAATAACAAAGTAAGGCAGGCTGTAAACGAACTTGATGATGCAATGTCATTCGTTAATAAAAATGGTGGCATTTTTAACAATCAGGATCAAAGCAGAATATTAAACACAGTAAATGATTATCTATTTGCAGAAGACATTACTAAGGGGTCAAAACAAGTTAGTAGAGAAACAGTTAAAACAAGAGCTGAAAATGAACTGAAAGAAATTGATGACATCATTGGTAAGAACATGCCAAAAAGTTTGTTTGGTAAAAAAGATTTAAGTTTATTTAATTCTGCAACAAAGATTAGAAATGAGATTGATGGGTTAAGCACATCAGTTAAAGAAATGATTGATGATCCTTTAATTTCTAATGAAATTAAAAACACTCTTAGTACAACTATCGGAGACAACAAAACCTATTATGGGATTAGATTGTATCGAGCATTTAAAGATACAGATTACAAACCAACTACCGCTCAAACAGATCAAGCTGTTGAAGAGTTAGTTAATGCTACTAAAAGCTTGCCTCCAGACAAAGCATTGGATGCAAGCAAAGCCAGAGCTATTTTAAATGACATGCTTCAGGGAAGATTCACTAACGCAAACATGACCCCAAATGGCGTTATCGATAAAGACACACTAACTGGTATATCACAAGGGCCACTCAAGGGAAGAAAGCTTGATGACCTTCCTGCTATCAGAGATTTTCTTGGCGAATACACTGGGGCAAAAGATGTTATTGGCAGGGTAAGGCCAGAGATTATAAGAAGCAGGGATTTAGCAGAGCAACAAGTTGGTTTAAAAACAAGGATGGTCGAAACAGTTGATGTCCTTTCTAAACAAATAGCAAAGAGTAGTTACTTTAAGAACCTAGTCGATTATAACGATGAACTCGCTCGACAAGGTAAGAATAGATTTTTATTTGATAAATTACCAGAAGGGCCAGAGAACGTAGGTCAATACTCAAGGATTGGCGCAGATGGACTTGATCCATCAGCTGAAGTTAGCGTTCAAGCAAAGCAAAGATTTGGCCCGTTGGCTGGAAAGTATGTAAAGAACGAATACAAAGCGGCGTTTGAAGATACCCCAAAGTACTTTAATTTGGCTGATACGTTTCCTTTGTATGCTACTTTCCTAGGCGTTAAAGGTATGTCTCAGATAGCTAAAACTGTTTTTAGCCCAGTTACACAAATAAGAAACGGAACAACAGCTGGGTTCTTTGCTTTATCTAATGGCAATGTAGGTAACGTGGATTCATTAGTTGATTCGGTTGCTACTATATTTACAAACATAGCAAACAAGCGCGCTGGTTTTGGTAAAGGTAAAGCAACTAAAGATGATATTGATAAATACTACAATGAGTTAATTGATCTGGGAGTTATAAACACAAACTCAAAGATTGGTGAATTTGAATCACTCTTAGATGATGCAGTTGGCGCGACTCAGTACATGCCACAAGTTGCTAGAAAAGGATTTAACTACGCTAGGAATGTGCAAAACACATTAGCGGGTAAGTTATATCAAGGCTCTGATGATGTCTGGAAAACATACAGTTATGAGATGGAGCTCGGTAAATTAAAAAATGCATTTGACGCTAATCCAAATGCATCAATCGCTGTGTCTGATCCCAGAAACTTTAATGAGTTTGGCCCAGTTATTAAAAGAACAGACTCGCAAGGAAATTTAATTCCAGACGATGTTTTTGAAACCGCATTGAAAAGAGAAGCCGCTGAGATTGTAAAAGACACCGTGCCAAACTATGCAAGGGTTCCAGAAGCGATTAAAAGATTAAGACAGTTACCTTTTGGTAACTTCGTTGCTTTCCCCGCAGAAATAATAAGAACCAGTGGCAACATAATGAATCGAGCAGTCAAGGAGTTGGCCAGCGAATCTCCTGAAATAAGATCAATAGGGATGAAGCGATTGGTTGGTTCTCTTTCAGTTAACGCTGCAATACCAGCGACTCTTTACCAAGGTGGTTTGTTATTGTCAGGCGCTACTGATGATCAAGTTCAAGCCTATAAGAGATCCGCTGCTTATGAGTGGGACAGAAACTCTACTTTAATACCAATAGCCACCAACAAAGATGGAAAGATTACAGACTTATATAATTTTTCTTACACCAATCCATATGACTATCTAGCAAGACCATTCAAAGCTGTGTATAACGCTGTGGAAAATGGTATTACCAGTGAAAAAGAATTAAGTGAGATTGCTTTTGATGCAAGCTTTGGAGAGAGCGGAGCGTTTTATGAATACTTTGCTCCCTTTATGGATGAGTCAATCATCACGGAAAAGATGTTTGATATTGCAAGAAACAAAACAAGTTTCGGCGCTGACATATGGCTTGAAACAGATCCTTTAGGATTGAAGATGGCTAAATCTTTTGCGCATCTTTCAGATGGCATAATGCCTGGTATAAGCCCTGTTGACATAAAAGGCGATGTTTCCTCTTCAATTGGATATTTGGATTTAACTGCTAGAGGGTTTCCAAAAGCAATTGGTTCTGTACTAGGTGTTAACCCAGAACAAACAGTTGATAGGCAGGGATATCAAATTGACCCAGCACAAGAGTTTGCTGAAGCTTTAACTGGGGTCAAGAGTCTCAAGCCAAGACTGGATAGAGTTTTGTATTACCGAGGTCTTGAGGCAGCAAGAGAAGTACGAGATGCCGCAAGAATATTTAACCAGGTAGCTAAGACCAGGGGCAGCAAAAATGCAGAGGATATTACCCAAGCATATATCACTGCAAACGAACAACGATTCAAGGCGCTTCGTAATTTAAATATGGCAGTTGAAGATGCTAAAACTCTTGGCTTAACAACTTCTGAAATTTATAGACCTCTAAAAGAAGCGAAGACTCCAAACCTGAATTACTTACTTGCGGGTCGGTTCAATGCATTCTTTCCAAGCTCAGAAACCATGGCGTTTGCATATCGTAGTGATGAGGACAAGCTTGCGAATCCATTCAACATGAGTGACATAGGCGCTGCTTACTCAGATTTTCAGGGCAGGAGATTCCGACCTGAAGCAGCGGCAGAGCAAGAAGCCCAAGCTGCTCCACCTGCTCAACCAGTTCAGTCTCCACCTGCAATCACTCCTTCAGTGCCAACTCAACAACAGCCTCAATCTTTATTCGGAACTGGAACACAAGCACTAAGAGACTTAGAATTAAGAAAACTCTTAGGCGTACAGTAATTGATCCCTAAACGGGCCAAGAAAAAGAAAAGCAAATACTTTGCAGTCAAGACTGAATACGATGGGATTACTTTTGATTCCAAGCTTGAAGCCGCTCGATACAAGGTACTGAAAGAACGCCAGGATAAAAATGAAATAACAGACCTTGAGGTCCAGATAGACTTCCCTTGCAAGATTACAGTAGAGGGTAAGGAGAAACACATCTGCAAGTATGTGGCTGACTTCAGATACAAAGATTACTATGGTGACTGGGTTATCGAGGATACCAAAGGAGTAATCACACAGGTGTTCAGCCTCAAGAAAAAACTCGTTGAGGCATTATATCCTGGTGTAAAAATCAATATCATCAAAGACCCAAGGGTTTAGAAAGCATCTTTCGTTTCATCAAGATGATCCACTGTACTTCCAGGGAACTCTGACTTCACATCTCCTGCCATCTTCATCATCTTCAAATCGAACTGACACTTCGATAACTCTCTGAGCTCTGCGCTACTGTAGTAATGACCAGGTTCTCTGGCAGAGGGTATCGCGTTATAGAATTTAGTGAACCCCGCTTCATACGCTATCTTGGTATCGTCACTCTCTTCAGGTAGGTGAGTGGCAGTAATGATTAGCTTAGGATTCCACAAATGGTTCTCGCAACTAGCCCTTTGGGTCTCCAGATCTATGGCTTTATTGGTACGCTTGCATATCCATGTAGCCCCATTGCTGGTAGTCAGTGGCTTTGAGAACGCACAGTTCCTGCAATTAACAGACTGGGGGAACCTTTTTCGCTGATATATATCGATATACGCCTGAGACTGCCCCTTAAGCCGCCAGTCCTTCTCTGACATTCTCCCTTGGTAGGGAGGCTCCTCACTAGTAATGATCCTATCAGCGCGTTCTAGAGCCTTCTCCCAGATATCTGGGTTATAGTCTATGATTTGTGAGTAGATCTGACTGTTGTTCTTGTTAACCACAATCACCATGCATTTGGTCAGACCAAATACGCCCATGTACCCATGGATTTGCCAGCGATATGTCTCGCTCCAGAGCTCGTAGTCACCCAGTTTCTCCAGTTCTTTCCAGCGTTTGTCGTTTGCGCTCTTGACCTCAAGAAGAATAACCTCTTCCTTATTTGGTTCAGGCAGCACCCCACGCAACCATCCATCACATGATCCTGCGAAGTGTCCTCCCAGGGTAGATGCCCTGATCTGGTTGCCATCCTTACCGTGAGAAGCAATTGAAACGCCAGTCGCTTCCTTGCTGTCTCTTATATTCTCAACCACCTGGTCCTCGATGCGGTTACCCAGATCAAACAATCTAAGCATTCGACCATCAAAGTCATTAGGTAAGCACCAGTGAAAGTTCATCCACTGCTTGTGTTCATCATCGTCACCGATAACACTGAAGCCAAGATGGCCCCTATGCCCCTCGTTGTTAGAGGCAATCCACTCATCAACCTTTTCAATTAACTGACGGTTATACGAATCAATAATAGACGCTGACAACATTCCAATACCTTCCTTCTTTTCTTACTGTGATTTTCTGTATGTGATCAAAGCACCCATGGTCGTTGATCAGTTCTTCTCCCTGCTGAATTGTCCATGGCACTGGCGTTCCTTTCGCTGCGCATGCTTTCCATTTCTTTTTAGCCATGATCCCAGCGGGTCCGTTCATCCCTATCATGAATGGCATTGACTGAGGCCAGAACTCATCGACCAGTTTGAACTCAACATTGAGATAATCATTACCACTCTTGGATGTTTTAATTGCAGCCCGTGCGAACTCAACATCTTTTACCTTCTCAACATCTTTGATGTTCAAGCCAGCTTCATCAGATAGCACACTGCCTTCGGCAGCAACACGGTCTTTGGCTATCTCTGGTTCTTTGCGTTGAGGAGGAGCCGCACCTTTGGGTTTATCAGCCCCACACTCAATGCACTTCTTATCAACCCAGTCATTAACAGCTAGGCAAGGATGCCCTGCCGATGTAACTGCATCACATATCCATATCTTTGGCTCTTCATCATCTGGCTTGGTGTTTGGCCTTGCTCTGTCTATACAGCCGTGCCTGTTCATGTTCTCACCGTAATCAAGGAGCAGGCAGTCCTTTTTGTCACCCCATGTACGCATGCCCCTGCCACAGATCTGCACATATAAGCCGAGTGATTTAGTTGGCCTGAGTAGCGCAATGCAATCAGTCCTGGGCGCATCCCATCCTTCAGTGAGTACCGCTACGTTACACAACGCATTGATCGCACCGTTATCAAACTTCTCCAAAATCTCTGCGCGTTCATCACCAGGTGTGTTGGCTGTAACAACAGCTGCCTCGATGCCAGCGTTCTGTAACAACATGCACATCTTGTTGGCATGAGCGACAGTCACACAGAAGAACACAGTGCTTAATCGACCTTTGCTGTACGCTTTATCGATCCAGTCAGCAATGATCGCCAACATGGTCTGATCTTCCATGGCCAGCTTCTCAAGGTCAGACTCGCGGTAATCGCCGCCTTTGAACTTCACCCTCGCAGTTGACGCATCGATCACTGCCTTGTCATCCACCTTGAATGCAGATAAGCGACAGAGATAACCGTCCTTGATCAACTGAGGTATGCCTATCTGATAAGACACACCGCCAAAGAACTCATCTCCAAGACCGTATATGAACCCCTGGCCCATACGGTATGGGGTTGCAGTCACGCCAAATATCTTGGGCGCATAGTGCTGAGTGGTATTGAAGTTGTTGAATATCTTTTGATAGCGGCTGGCCTTCTCAAGACCAACATGGTGAGCTTCATCCACAATGATGTAGTCGAACTCGCCTGCATCTTCCAGTCTCTTGGGTGTTGCCAGCGTGTCTCTGCTTGCAATCACTACAGGGGAGGAAGCGTCAAACTCTTTCAGTCCAGCAGCGAGTATGCCGCATGGTGCGCATGGCCAGACAGACAACAACTTATCCTTCGCTTGGCTAATTAGCTCCTGTCGATGAGCCAGGATAAGAACCCTACAATCAAGATCTCTATCAAACAGCTGCTTGATGATCGTTGTAAAGACAACTGTCTTACCGCTGCCAGTAGGCAGCACAATCAACGGATGAGTTTGTTGCGTGTCCAGCCACTTCAGAGTTTCATCAATGGCTTCTTGTTGATAATACCTTAACTTCATTTAACCTATAATTCCTGTGAAGACCTTCAGAAGTTTTACTCCAGTATTCTCTTGGCCATTCCTTCAAACCGTCCTTGCCAAGTATCTTGTTTACTGCGCGCTTCCTTCGGTGTAAATGTAGTGATCTTTCTAGTGACATATGATCTCCTCTTGTATTTCTGGAGAGAGCATCTCTGTCTTTGCATGCTCAATGAATTGATGCAGCGAATCACTGTCAGTAAATTCAAGGTGGTAAGCCAGCGCAAAGCATAGGCAAGACTCCATGAAAATATCAGGATCAACTCCATCCTCCATTGCGTTTGCAAATAACTCCCTGAGAGCATCTAAAGCCTCAAGGTGCGCATCACTTTTAACCTTAATCTGTACCATCTTTTCTCTCCAGTCGTTGGACTTCAGCTATTGCATAAAACAATATCTTCTTCGCATCACGCAGCTGATCACTGTGAGATGCTTGACCATATCTATAACATGCCCTGAATATTTCACCAATCTGCGCATTCATATCCTTGTGCGATATCAAATGCTGTAACTCCTTGGCGTACCCAGGTAACTCGTAGTACGAAGCAGTGCTTCCGTCTGACTTAACTTTCTGCTGCTCACTCATTACTTAGTCCTCCAAATCCTGTAACCAGATACAGAGCCATCATCCTTGTAATATGTTTTTGTCTTGGGGCTTAGGTCGTACTTATACATTTTAGTTTT